GAAGAGCTGGGAAAAGTATGGTGCGGTCGATCCCCACACGGGCTTTCTGTGGCGGCTGATTGAAGCCGCGAAGACGCATGAGGACTGGCAGAACCTGGCTTATAGAATTCAAGCCGATGGAAGTTTGAGGCCATGATGAATCTGGACGTGAAAGCCCAAATCGCCGAGCGTATCGCCGGGGCAGTTTGCCTTTTGGCGGTTGCCGGCAGTGCTGCGTTTTTCGCTTGGGATTCTCACCAGACCCAAGTCATTACGAGGCAGGCAGTGGCGGGCGTGAAGAACACTCTGGTCAACGTCAACCGGCCATGTAAAGGACCGGCTGGGCCGGACGCCTGCGGCACGTTGGCGGAGATCAACAAGGCCACGATCCAGGTGGGCGACATCCTCAAGACTTCTCAGATGCAGGAAAAGGACACGGCACGCGCGGCGCAGCAGACCATGACGGCGGTGGATCAGATGGCCGCGCACGCCGATGCGCTCACGGACTCGCTCTCCGGAACGGCCAACGCCGCTACCGGGGCGCTCACCCAGGCGCAGACAGACCTCCGGACGCTCGACGGCACCATTGCCGCCGCGCAACCGCTGCTGGCGGCATACACGGCCAGCGGCTACGACCTGGACGCCCTGCTGAAGGACAAAAGCATTCACCGGACCATCGACAACGTGGACCGGCTGAGCCTGGCTTTGGCCGGGAGCACAGAAAATGTGCAAGGTATGACCGGAGACGCCAAGCGGGTGACGGACGATTTGACCAAGAAGTACTTCACCCCTCGGCCCAGATGGCAGAAGGTGGGGTCAACGATTTTTGACGGCACCAAGGTCGGCGTCTCGCTCGGCTGCCTGGTGTTCAGGGCTTGCTGATGGAGGGCCTGACGATGGGGAGAATTCGGAGGTCGCAACTTCTACCATGGCTCTGGCTGGCGTTGTTTTTTGCGCTGGCCGTCTGGCTGGCAAGTTGCGGCGGAGGACCCCGGATTCCCAGTTACGCGTGGGCGGTTCTGGGCTCGTAAGGCGGAGAAAAGGCGAAGATGCAATTTTAGGGGGCTACGGAGCCTCGCTGGGGGCCGGAAGGCTCGGATGTACCGGGAAACGAAATCGGAGGCGTGGCGGACCCTTATTCCGCCGCGTCGGCCCGTTCAGGGACTTGAGGCGAGAGGGCTGAGTGACAACTTTGGATTTAAGCGGCGTCGCGGTACCGAAAGTGGGAGTGGAGGCGGGGTTCCGATTTGGCTGGCTCCGGCATATAGGCATCGTGATGGGCGGGGCCAGCGGGGCGGCTATCGTGCTCGGGGCCTACAACATCATGACCAGTCAGCCGGACCGGGCTTTTGCTCTGCTGCAAGGCTGGGGGCCGGCCTTTCTGATCGCCATCGTGGCTCTCTTTGTTGTCGGCAAGTTCCTGGAGGGCATAACCGCGACCGTGCGGGAGAGTTTCAGCCTGGTGGCCAGCGGGGTGCATTCGAGCGCCGAGGCTAGCGGGCGGACGGCGGATGCGCTGACACGGCTGGCCGATCACGGCAGCCGCCAGGCCGAGCAGGTGGAGCGGCTGGCCATCTACGCGGCGCAGGAATTTCCGGGGATGTATGAGCGGTTTGACCGGCAGGATGAGACTTTGCAGGATTTGACGAGGTCAGTAAACGCTATCCGGATGAGTCTGGGCAGCGCCGATGGAGGAAGACGCGATGGAAGCGGATCGTAGGCTGATTCAGGCGAGGCGGCGCAGAGGCATCATCCTGAAGCTGGTGCGGGAAGGGCATGAAAACCAGCTTTCGCGGATGGATGACTTCGAGATATGGGCCGTGCTGCAGAAGATGGGGCAGACGCTGGGCCGCGACCAGGTGCTCACCCTGCTCCAGGACCTCGCCGTGCTCGATTACCTCGATTTCCAGCGTGCCATCAACGAGTACACCGGCCGCGTGGAGCTGAGCCAGATCGTGCTCACGGCCACCGGGCTGCGCTTTGTCACCGCGGGCCGCTCGAACGATGACGTGCTTTTCAACTAGGCCCGAGAGACGATGACCAAACCCAGACCCAAAACCGGAGAAGCGCGGAAGTCCAAGCAGCCGCTCAAGATCGACCGCCTGCCGCAGTCCGCGCAGGAGGCGATCAAGCAGCTCTACGACCGGGGACGGACCTGGGTCGAGATTTCGGAGCAATCGGCCAAGCCTTACAGCGCCGAATGGGAAAAAGACGGCGGCGGCTTCATCGACTGGGAGCTGGTGGACACCGGCTCCCTGGATCTCTTCCCGGATCTCCGCCTGGCCAAATCCACATTGCAACGCTGGTTCGACCTGCGCGTGGCCCAGGTGCGCGCGCAAGTGCTGGCGGAGAGCGCCAAGGCTCGCGAATGGGCCGGGGCCTTCGCCGGAAATGATCTGGCCGACTCGAACGCCGCCGTGATGAATGCCATGCGCGACCAGGTCTTCACGCTGATGCAGAAGGTTGGCCCCGGCGACCAGGCCAAGTTCCTGGAAGGGCTGAACCTGCTTTCGCTCACCATGTCGCGGTTGCAGCGCGTGGAGCTGCAAGCCAAGCGTGTCGAGGTGGATGCGCGCAAGCTGCGCGTGCTGGAAGAGCGTGAAGCACTCCAGCGCCAGAAGCTGGAAGCCGAAACCGAGGGCGCGGCAAAGAAGCTGCAGAAGGGCGAACTGACTGTCGCCGACATCAACCGCCTGCGTGAGAGGGTCTTCGGGCTGCCGCCGGTCGAGAATCCGGCGGCGCCTCATGCCTGAAATCAAACTCCCCCCCGTCATTCAGCTTCGTCCGTACCAGCAGCGCTGGGTGGATGATCACACGCGCTTCAAGTGTGCCGTGAAATCGGCGCGCATCGGCTTCAGCTACGCCACCGGTCTGGAAGCGATCTTCGATTGCCTGGAACACTCGAACGCCACCTGGACGGTGCTCAGCGCTTCCAAAGCCCAGAGTACCGAGTTCATCGAGACCTGCCAGAAGAATCTGGAGCTGATGGGCGGCACGGCCCGGATGTACGCCGACGAAGACTTCATCGATGTTTTCGGGCGCATCGAAGGCATTCAGCAGCGCATCACTTTCCCCAATGGCAGCCGCATCATCGCTCTGCCCGCCAACCCGCGCACCGCGCGCGGCTATCCCGGCAACGCCATTCTTGACGAGTTCGCGCATCACGAAGACAGCTACGCGATCTTCGCGGCCGTCTTCCGCCAGGTGGCCCTGGGCCACAAGCTGCGCGTGCTCTCAACACCCAACGGCGAGCAGGGCAAGTTCCACGACATCGCCCGCCAGCTCGGCCTTGACCTGGGCGTGGCGCCATCGGAACTGCCGGTGAAGGTGGACGGGTGGAGCGGCCATTGGGTGGACGTGCACCTGGCCGTGGCCGAAGGCTGCCCGATCAACATCGAGGAAATGCGCCGGGGCCTGAACGACGACGACACCTGGAATCAGGAGTTCTGCTGTGTCTTCCTGAAGTCCACCGGGGCCTGGCTGACGCTGGACCTGATCTCGGCCTGCGAAGATGCCGGAGCCACCCTCGACCTGCCGCCGGACTTCCACCCTCGCGGATCGCTTTACAGCGGCATCGATGTGGGCCGCGATCACGATGCTACCTGCCTCTGGCTCGACGAGAAGATTGGCGATGTGGCCTGGACCCGCGCGGTCATCAAGCTGCACGCCATGAGTTTCCCCGAGCAGTGCAAGAGGCTGAATCCGATTGTGCGCATGACCTCGCGGAGCGCGATCGACAAGACGGGCATGGGCGTGGGGCTCTTCGACCTGCTGAATCTGGAAAATGAGGGCCGGCTGATGGGCGTGAGCTTCGGCGGTTCGAATGATGACGGCGTGAAGATGAAGACCGACCTGGCCATCCGCATCAAGAAGCGCCTGGAGCAGCAGCGCAGCCGCCTTCCCTACGACCTGCAGATTCGCGCCGAACTCCAGGCCATCAAGCGCCAGGCAACGCCCAGCGGCGTGACCTTCGATGCGCCGCGCATCGAGGTGGACACGGCCGTGGCTGGCGGCGTGAAGAAGAAGCTCTTTGCCCATGCCGATGCTTTTTGGGCCAAGGCGTTGGCGGACCTGGCTGGAGATGGGGGCGCATGCCTGCTCTCCGGGGTTCAGACTCCGGACACGCCCACGTCTTATGCGCAAATGAAGGGGTACCTCTGATGGCCGACGAAAAGATTCCCGCCGTTCCGCCGCTTCCGCCCAAGGGCGAGATGATTCCGGCGAACAGTTCTTACCTCGCGCAGATCTCGCTCTACCGCAACACGCTGGCCTTTGGCGGCACGCGCAACCCCACGGCGATCTGGGCGGCGATGATGTACAACCAGCCGGAGACGATGGCCTATTACCGCGAGCTGGAGGACAAGGACGAGGACGTGGCCAATTGCCTGGACACGCTCAAGCTCTCGGTCCTGGAGCGCGATCGCAGCGTTTATCCCGCGCCGCGCGATGAATCGCCGCTGGCCCAGGAGGTGAAGGAGTTTGTCGAGGCGGAGCTGGGCAAGCTGGACTTCCACGCGGTGCTGGATTGCGTGCTCGACGCGCCCGGCTACGGCTTCAGCGTGCAGGAGATGATCTTCGATACCTCCATGGGGCAGGCATCGCTCCAGGACATCAGCGACTGCCCCCAGGAGCTTTTCCTCTTTGGCGACCGCTTCTATCCGCAGGTCGGGCCGCTGCAATTGCTCGACAATCCCTGGGCCTCGACGGGCCAACTCGTTCCCGAGCAGAAGTTTCTGATCTTCAGCTATCGCAAGCGCAGCCGCAACCGCATGGGCCGGCCGCTGCTCAAGGCTGTCTTCTGGCCGAGCTGGTTCAAGCGGAACATCCAGCGCCTCTGGATGCAGTATGCCGAAAAGGGGCCGGGCACGGCCGTGGTGCACTACAACGACGCTGACAACGCCTCCGAGCGCCAGCAGGCCGTGGATATCGCCCAGGCCATCGTCGACAACGTGGCCGTTGCGGTGCCCAAAGGCTTCGAGTACGACCAGGAGCTTCTCAAGATCGCGCGCAGCCAGAATCCGGAAGTCTACGAGCACTTCTACCAGGCGATGCAGTACTCCATCGCTCGCAGAACCATGGGTGAGACGCTGACCAGCTTCGGCAATGAAGGCGGCGGCGGATCGCGAGCCCAGGGCCAGACCCACGCCGATACGCTGGACAAACGCTCCGTCGAGCTGTGCCGCAGTCTGCAGTCCGTCGTCAATCAGCAGCTCGTGAAGCCTCTCGTGCTCTGGAACTACGGGCCGCAGGCGCCGATGCCGTTCTGGGGATTCGACCTGGAAGAGGCCGAGGATCTCCAACTCGCGCTGACGATTGACTCTGGCCTGCAGCGCATGGGAAAGAAGTTCACGGTTGGCTACGTTTCGGATCGCTATGACCGGCCATTGACTCCGGGCGAGACGGAAGATCAGGAGATGGTGCCCAACGCGACCGCGCCTTCCGTCGCCCTTACGGATCGCTCCACCACGACCTTCTCAGAACCACAGGTCGAGACCGCCATGCGCGCGGAGATGGCGCAGTACGACAAGCTCTTTGGGCAGTTGCAAACGGAGGCGGAAGGCCTCTTCAAAGAGCGTGTTCGGGAGATCGCGGCGGTAACCCGGCCGGACGGAGGCCAGTAGCGTGGCTGTCCGCTTCCATTCGACGCCGCGCGATCACGCGGTGCAGACGCGCCTGGGCGATCTGCTGGCGAATCATCTGGCCGCGGCCAACCTGCTGGGACGGCTGCACATCGTCGGCGTGGGCTTGAAAAAGGCCCGGCGCCCGGTGCGCCTGGCCACAAGCTCCCGGCTGGTGCGCTTCGCGGAGGAGGCCGCCCAGGGAGATACCTTCAATGCCGGGTTCAGCTTCGATGTGCCGGCCGAAGGCGCCATCAGCTATTTGCGCAACCTGAGGCCGGTCACGCGGGATCTCTTCGACGGTCTCACCCGGCAGTACCGGCAAGACGCCTTCACCGTGGCCGGAGTCAGCGACCAGCGGTTGATCGCGAAGATCCGCGACGCGCTCTCCGAGACGCTGGCCAAGGGTGGCACCCCGGCTGATTTCAGAAGCTCGGTCGATGATCTGACCAGCGAAGCGGGGGTGCAGCAGCTGGCGGCCTTCGAGCTGGATACCGTCTTCCAGACCAATGTGGGCAAAGCCTACTCGGCCGGCCGCCTGGAGCAGATGCGCGAACCGGGCCTGATGGAGGCGCTACCCTTCTGGCAGTACTGGACGGCGGGAGATTTGCGCGTCCGGCCGGCGCACGCGGCCCTGGATGGCTTCTGCGCGCGGGCCGTCGATCCGGTGTGGATGAAGATTTATCCCCCCAGCGGTTACAATTGCCGGTGTGCCGTGATTCCGGTATTGCCGGAGGACGCGCCACCTGGAAGCGATGAAGGCGGACTCGAACGGCTGCCGCTTCTGGCCCGTCTCGGAGTGCCTCAGCCCGGCTTCCACACACTTACATCTTAGTAAGTATCGCAGTTATCGCGGCTGTTTCTTCTCTCTCTCCGAGTGGCTTAGTCTCCTTGTAAGTTGGGTGCATGGCCAATGCACTCAC